CGTCGAAAAAACTGTGACGATTAAAACAGACAAAGCAACTATAATATGCACACCCACGCATAAATTTTACACTAAAAAACTTCATAAAATTGAAGCATCAACTATAAAGCCTTGTACAAAATTGTATGGTAGAACTGGAATACATTCTGTTGTTTCTATTGCGGTAAACGAAGAACTCTATGTATATGATTTGATAAATGTTGCAAAAAATAATCGTTTTTACGCAAATGATATTTTGGTTTCGAATTGCGAATTTATCATCTACGATGAAACTTTAATTAATCCAATTGTTCTGACAGAACTGTTGGGTGTGGATCCTGCACAAAAACAAGGTCAAGTTCGATGGTATAAAGAACCGCAGAAGGGGCATGTTTATTTGGTAGGACTTGACCCTAGCTTAGGAACAGGGGGTGATCCTGCAGCTATTCAAGTATTAGAATTACCTAATATGATTCAAATAGCCGAATGGCAACATAATCGAACGCCAATACAACAACAAGTTAAAATAATGAGCGAAATTACTAAATATCTTGTTGAAAAAACAGATAGTGTGACCGATGTTTATTACAGTGTAGAAAATAACAATATCGGCGAAGCAGCCTTAATTACTATATCTGAATTTGGTGAAGAGAATATAAAAGGTACCTTTTTAAGTGAACCCAAGCGTGCAGGTCAATCAAGGGCATATAGAAAAGGTTTTAACACTACCCATAAGTCTAAATTAGCAGCTTGCGCTAAATTTAAAAATCTATTAGAAACAAAAAAATTACAAATAAACAGTAAAAGTTTAGTTAGCGAACTAAAAACATTTGTAGCAGCTAATCTTTCATATGCAGCTAAACCGGGGGAAACTGATGATTTAGTAATGGCCATGTTATTGGTTATTAGAATGGCTGTTTTTCTAAGAGAATTTGACAGCACCTTAGATGAAAAATTAAAAGACAGTTCTGATGAAATAGTAATGCCTATGCCATTTATCATGATGAGTTAGTATGTCTGTAAAAATGAAATTGTTATAAATACTAAACTATGAGAAATATAGACCAAACTAGTGCAAAATTATTTGACAAATTGCGTAATCGCTTTAGTCCCATAAACATTAGAGACGAAGCTAGAAAGAAAACATTGGATCCCGAAAAAGCAAGATTTTTCAGTTTCAATTATGTTAGTGATGGAGAAGATTTAGGACCTATCACTATCAGTTTGCTAGATCGTTCTCTTAAAATATTTTACTCCACCGACATAGATGCTAAAATGTCCCAGGAACAAAAACGTAAATGGTTTAAATTTCTTAAAGATTTGCGATTTTTCGCTATGCCTGAAATTAAAGATTTTGACGTTAGGGATATTAGCAAAAGTGGTTTGAATTTACATGATTTAAAATATTTAAACAAAGATTCTGATGTGTTTACAAAAGACGAAGTCGGTGTAAATGAAAGTAAATTGTTTGGTACTAGTCGCAGCAGTTACCAGCAGTTAGAAGATGTTCGTATCATAGCACGCCATAGCAAGCCTATAGTAGACGAAACTATACCTGGTGCAAGAAGTCGTAATGTCGAATCGTTCTACATCGAGAATTCCCAAGGTGAAAGATTTAAATTACCCGAGGGCACTACTATAAATGGCGCCAGAGCATATGCAAGACATATCAAAAATGGCGGGGTAATGCACGACGATTTTAGCAAGCATATTAGTCGCATGGTAAAAGAAATGGCGGATCTGCGTATGTTTGTTCGTAACATGCGTGGCCGTACTTTCGAGGACATCCAAACACAGCAAATGGTAGAAAGTGCTATAGATCATTATGGCAAATTACATAGAGACCTACATTTAATTCGTAGTCAACGCGGATACAATCAGTATAAAGAATTATGGCAACCTGATTTACTAGAAGAAGAATATTACGACATGTCCGAACTAAAAGAACGATTTGTTCGTAAAGTATTTGATGAAAGAATGGAAGATGCACTTCCAGTAGTATTTAGAGAATACCGTCGTAGAAAAATGGCTGCAGAAAAAGAATTTGAATCGTGGGCACACGAAATGGTAAGAGAATTTGAAGAAAAAAATCCCACTGATCAACATAATAAAAAAGCAGCTAAAGATCAACAAGATCTCGAAGAAGAGGATTCTACCGATATTAATGTAAAAAGTCCTTTTGCAAATAGTTTACGTGATCAAGAAAGAGACAGTGCAGACACAATTGTGGATGGGGACGAAAATCAAAGTTTAGCAGGGTTATTGAATGATAAAGGATTTGAATTCAGATTCGATGACGGTGTGTATTATTTTGAAAGTCAAGAGGAAGTTGAGCGTGCAAAGGATTGGATTAGTTTTAAATTCCCCAAAATGAAATTTCCTAAAATGGGTATATTCGATTACGGTTATGGAGTGTATGGTAGTACTACATTTGATCGTGAGTTACCTGGCGGCAAAGGTGTTATGGAATCCATTAATGAAGATTTGCGTAAATGGTTTAAAGAAAAGTGGGTACGTTTTGGTCCTGATGGCAAAATCCGTGGTGATTGTGCCAGAGGCGATGATAGTGAAGGCAAGCCCAAGTGTTTGCCACAGAGCCAAGCACATGCATTAGGTAAAAAGGGTCGTAAGACCGCAGCAAGCCGTAAACGTAGGCAAGACCCCAATCCAGAACGTCATGGTCCAGCTATTAATGTTAAAACAAAAGAAAGTCAGCAAGGTGTGGCGGAAGGCTCTGAACGACCAGAACCACTTTCGATTAGAATATATGACAAAATCGAAGAATTAAAAGAAAAATTAAAAAATACTAATGATCCAGATGAAGGAGCATTTTATAGAAAGAAAATAAAAGATTTAGAACATAAGTTGCATTCGACACATGGAGATGTTCGAGGTGTGGCGGAAGGTTCTGAAGAAACTGAAGAAACCAGAGTAATAAACACATTTGAAAAATTTGTCATGCAAGGGCGTGATCCACTAGATATGATAGCACATAAATTTGGTTGGGGGTCATATGAACTTGATCAACTAGCAAAAAAACTTGGTTTCAAAAATAGTGCTGAGTGGGCACGTGGTGTAAGACAAGGTAAAGGTGTGAATCAAGGTGTGGCGGAAGAAAGACAGCAGTGCCTAGAATGTAGGGGTCCTACCTTCACAGATAAAATTCTAGCTGAAAAACAAGATGCTTGTTATCACAAAGTAAGAAGCCGTTATAAAGTTTGGCCCAGTGCTTATGCATCAGGTGCGTTGGTACAGTGTCGTAAAAAAGGTGCCAAAAATTGGGGCACCAAATCCGAAAGTGCACGACCCGCAGCTTCTAAACTATTAGATTCTTTCAAAGCAGATTTGGATAAATTTTAATTTGATTTTTTTATCTAGCACAAGTATAATCCACTTGTGCTAGACAAAAATTACTTTTTTAGTTCGCAAAGACTAAATACAAATGTTATACGTTTGCAAGGTGCAAACATATATCTTGGCACATAATCATGGAAAATATTAAGGAGAATTATTATGGCAACTTCACTAGCGGAAATCCGCGCAAAACTTCAAGCACAAGAAAACAAAAATTCCGGTAGCACAGGCGGCGGTGACAATGGCATTTATGCACATTGGAACATTCCCGAAGGTACTACTGCTCGTGTTCGTTTTCTTCCCGATGCAAATACCAAAAATACTTTTTTCTGGGTTGAGCGACTTATGATCAAACTGCCTTTTGCTGGAGTAAAAGGTCAAGTTGATAGCAAACCTACTTTTGTACAAGTACCCTGCGTTGAAATGTGGGGCGAAGCCTGTCCGATTCTTGCTGAGGTTCGTACTTGGTTCAAAGACAAAAGCCTCGAAGAAATGGGTCGTAAATATTGGAAGAAAAAATCATATCTGTTCCAAGGATTTGTTCGCGAAAATCCAATCAATGATGACAAAACAACTGACAATCCAATTCGTCGTTTCATTATCAGTCCTCAGATTTTCAATTTAGTCAAAAATGCACTTATGGATCCAGAATTGGAAAATATGCCTACCGATTATGAGGGTGGTTTAGATTTCAGTATTAAAAAAACCAGTAAGGGCGGTTACGCTGACTACAGTACTAGTACCTGGGCACGTAAAGAATCTGCGTTGAATCAGGCTGAACGTGATGCAATTGAAAAGTTTGGTCTTTACAATTTGGCTGACTTTTTGCCAAAGAAGCCCAACGAACAAGAACTTAGAATTATCAAAGAAATGTTTGAAGCCAGTGTTAACGGTGAACCCTTTGACATGGATCGTTGGGGTGCACACTTTAAGCCTGCTGGTATGATGAACTCGGCTGTGTCTAACCGTAACAGCGATGATGATACTCCTGCTGTAAAGCCAGTTGCGCAGAGTCGCCCAATTCCGGCAGTTAAAGTAGAAGATGATGAACCGCCGTTTGATGTAGATACGGACGACAGCCCTGCTCCCACTGCTCCAGTTCAAGCAACTAAACCAGCAAGTCAACGTGCTGAAGACATTTTGGCAATGATTCGCAATCGTCAAAAATAAT